ATCCTATGCCATCGAACCGATCACCCGTGAGCTGAGGGTTGCCAGAGCGCAGTCCAGTATCTTTGCCAGCCTGGATAACCGGCAAAAGGAGTTCCTGGAATTTGTGTTGTCCAAATACATCGAGACCGGCGTAGCAGAGTTGGTTGACGATAAGTTGGCCAGGCTGCTGACGCTCAAGTACCAGGCTCTTCCGGACGCGCTCGAGGTGCTGGGCAGCGTCGAGAAGATCCGCGGTATGTTCCTTGGCTTCCAGAAGCATTTGTATGCTGGGACGGTTGGGTAGAAAGAGTTGGAGGATTTGGATGGATAATCGTAATTTGATTTGCCCAATTTGCAAAGATGAAATCTCTTATGCAAATGGAAGAACTAATGTTAATTGTCTCTTTTGCGGCTCTACATTTACAGTTGAGTATGGGGAAAAAGAGAATATGTACACAGTAATTGAAGACAGTAGAAAGATAATTTGGGCACCGCCATTAAAATGGCCTGAATGGAAAGCTAGAATTTACCGATTGAATGAAGAAATCCGAATTTTAAAGCTGGAATATGAAGAAAAGTCTGGCATTCTCGTTCGCACTGATACCGTCAAGGTGTCGTGGTTCAACGTCCTGCGCGTTCTGCGCGACCGGACGCTGAACCTGCCGGATCGGCTTGCCCCGATATTGGCCGCTGAAATGGATCCGAAACAGGTTCGAGAATTGCTGGATACCGAATTACGCCAGATCCTGAACGATGTGGCCGACACGACCGCCGGATTATCGAACACCTGACATGGATGCTTTGCAAGAATGTCTGACGCACGCCGCCTTGGCGCTGCGACCGGATCCGCTTTTGTCTGTTTCGCAATGGGCGGATGCGCATCGCTTCCTGTCCCAAACGGCATCGGGAGAACCGGGGCCGTGGCGAACGGATCGCACGCCGTATTTGCGCGAAATCATGGATTGTCTCTCGCCGTCATCGCCGGTGGAAAAGGTTATATTCATGAAAGGGGCGCAGATCGGTGGCACCGAAGCGGGAAACAACTGGATCGGCTATGTCATCCATCATGCGCCCGGCCCGATGCTCGCGGTGCAGCCGACGGTGGAGATGGCCAAACGCTGGTCGAAGCAACGCATCGCCAGTTTGATCGACGGCACGCCCGTCCTGCGCGACCGCGTCAAAGAGGCTCGTTCCCGCGACAGCGGCAACACGGTGCAAAGCAAAGAATTTACTGGCGGCATCCTTGTGATGACCGGAGCCAACAGTGCCGTTGGCCTTAGGTCAATGCCTGTGCGGTATCTGTTTCTTGACGAAGTGGATGCTTACGATTTCGACGTGGATGGCGAAGGCGATCCGGTGTCGCTGGCAACCCAGCGCACGATCACCTTTGGTAATCGGAAGATCTTCCTCGTTTCAACCCCGACGATCCAAGGGTTGAGCCGGATCGAGCTGGAATACGAACAATCCGATAAACGCCGCTGGTGGGTGCCTTGTCCCGAATGCGGCGAATATCATGTTTTGGAGGAAAAACAGCTTCGGTGGGAAAAGGATCGACCGGAAACGGCGATCTATCATTGCGCCGCCTGCAACGCGTCCGTTCCCAGCCATAAAAAGGCGTGGATGAACAGTCGCGGCGAATGGCGCGCGGATAGCCCCGGCGTCGGCAAGGCGGCAGGTTTCCATCTCTCCGGCCTCAACAGCCCTTGGCTGACATGGCAACAAATCGCGGAGCGCAAGATTGCCGCAAAAGACGATGCGGCGATGAAGGTTTATGTGAACACGGTGGAAGCCCGCACTTGGACGGAATCCGGCGAAGCACCTGAATGGCAAAGACTTTATGACCGCCGCGAGGATTATCGCATCGCCACCGTTCCGATGGGTGGCTTGTTTCTTACCGCCGGTGTCGATGTTCAAAAAGATCGCATCGAGGTCGAGATCGTCGCATGGGGGCGAGAACGTGAAAGTTGGTCCGTCGATTATCGCGTTTTGGCTGGCGATCCGGTTAAACCGGATATATGGCTTGAACTGGATAGGCTGCTGGCCGGAAGTTTTACCCATACTTGCGGAGTTGAGCTTCCGATCCTGAAATTGGCGATCGATACCGGTTATGTGACGCAGGAAGTTTACGACTGGGTGCGGCGGCAGGCGCCTGATCGTGTCATCGCTATCAAAGGCGTTGATCGTCTTGGCGCGGCCATAGGCACGCCGAGCCATATGTATTTGATGCAAAGCGGCAAGCGCAAACGGCGCGGCTTGCTGGTCTGGCCTGTGGGCGTATCCTTCTGCAAGTCCGAGCTTTATGGAAGTTTGCGCAAAGACAAACCGACCGATGAACTGCTTGCGGCAGGCGAAGGCTTCCCAGCCGGATACTGCCACTTTCCAAAATACGGCGAGGAGTATTTTAAACAACTGACTGCCGAACGCCTTGTCACGGTCAAAGACAAACGAGGCTTTCCACACCGCGAATGGCGCAAGCTGCGCGAACGCAACGAAGCGTTGGACTGTCGTGTTTATGCCCGCGCCGCCGCATCAGCCATAGGCATTGATCGCTTTACGGATGCAGTGTGGCAGAAGTTCGAACGAGGCCTTGGCAAGACGCCAGAAAGCGTGGCGGCGCCCGCCGAAGACAAGCCCGCGTTGCGCTCTGTCGAGCGGCGCGTAATCAGGAGCAGCTATGTTTAAGAATACTTCCTTTCTCTTTGAATTACGATGTCGCATTCCGGATGAATAAGGCGGGTATTTTCTTCTGTATACCCATCAACAGCGTTAAAGCGATCAAGAACCGTGTACGTTGTTGGCAACTGCTTTCCACAGATTGGGCACAACCCGTTTTGTTGTGTGAACTTTAGCTTCTTAAGCCGCCTTCTTAACATCGGCTTGCTGCGTTCATCATATGTCAGCTCTTTTGATATCTTCCTTCGATATGCAAACAGCAACTCTTTGTTTCCGGCGCTTAGGTCTTCCAAACGAGCGCGGATCTCATTCAATAAAGCATTTGCCTTTTCCAGTTCCTCTGGTTGCAACCTTCTGTTCGGCATAACCAAACCTCCAAATGACCTACACAGTAACTCAACGCGATGCCTTGCGGCAAGCCATCGTGAGCGGCGTCTTGCGCCTGACTTATGACGGAAAGACCGTGGAATACCGCTCCATGGCTGAGTTGAAGGCTGCGCTGAACGATGTTGAACAGGCTTTGGCGCGGGACAACGGCGAGGTTCAGACCCGCCGGATCAAGATTTACGCTGAGAAAGACCTCTGATGAACCTGTTTTCCCGTATCGGTGCCGCAGCCAGATACGCGGCGACCGGACGCATGTCCATGTCCACGCTTGTGGGCGGGTTCGAAGGCGCCATGACGCAGCGGCGCCTGATCGCGTGGAAGGCGACGCAGGAAAACATCAACGGATTGCTTTCCGCCGGAGGCGATCTTCTTCGTGCGCGGGCGCGGCAAATCGTCAGGTCTAATCCTTACGCATCGAACGCCGCCGACAGTTTTGTGGCGAATGCCGTGGGCGCTGGGATTAAGCCTTCAAGCCTCGTTCAGGATCAACCGCTGAAGGATGAAATCCAGCGCGTTTGGCTGGCGTGGACGGACGAAGCGGATGCCGATGGGCTGACGGACTTTTACGGACTACAGGCTCTGGTCGCACGCGCGATGTTCGAGGCGGGAGAATGCTTCATTCGCTTCCGCTCCCGCCGTCCGGAAGATGGGCTTACGGTTCCGCTCCAACTCCAACTGCTGGAAGCTGAGATGCTTCCTTTATCCAGAACAGAGATAGGCGCAACAGGCAATCAGATCCGCTGCGGCATCGAGTTTGACGCTATCGGACGGCGCGCGGCCTATCATTTCTATCGCAAACATCCGGGCGATAGTACCGAGACGGGGAACAAGGGCGATATCGTCAGGGTTCCGGCATCGGAAATCCTCCATCTCTATCGCCCCCAGCGTCCCGGTCAGATCCGTGGCGTGCCATGGGTGGCGCCTGCGCTGGTCAAACTGTTCCTGCTCGATCAGTACGACGATGCGGAACTGGATCGCAAAAAAGTCGCGGCCTTGTTCGCTGGGTTCATCACCAAGGCGTCGCCCGAAGACAATTTGCTAGGCGAAGGCACTGCGGACGGCGCCGGATCCGCCATTGCGGGACTGTCGCCCGGAACAATGCAGGTTTTGTTGCCCGGTGAAGACATCAAGTTTTCTTCGCCCGCAGATGTTGGCAATTCTTACGAGCCTTTCCAGTATCGCACGACGCTTGCCGTCTGCGCCGCGCTGGGCATGCCGTACACAAACGTCACGGGCGATTTGAAAGCCGCCAACTATTCCAGTATCCGCGCGGGAACCGTCGAGTTTAGACGCAGGTTGGAACAGTTTCAGTTCGCCACGCTGGTGTTTCAGATGTGCCGCCCGATCTGGCAACGCTGGCTGCAAACCGCCGCGCTGTCCAGCGCATTGAATATGCCGAATTTCGCCCGCGCTCCAAGCCGCTATACGGCGGTGAAGTGGATCACGCCGAAATGGGAATGGGTCGATCCGCTCAAAGACCGTCAGGCCGAAAGGATCGCGCAGGAACAAGGCTGGAAAGCACCCAGCGACATTATCGAGGCCGAAGGCAACGATGTTGACGAAACCTATCGCCGCATCGCCGCCGATCAGCAGCGCATGGAAACGCTTGGGATCAAGTTGGGGCCGCTCAGCGAGCAAGCGCCCAACGCTCAAGAAACGGACGCGCAACAAAATCAAAACAACAGCGACGATCAAACTCCATGACCTTTCTGCCTCATCTTGCCGGACGGGTGTTCGACACACCCGTGTTGATCGCGCGCGCCAAATTGGACGTTATTCTGGGTGTGCTTGTGCCGCGATTGAATGGCGAAGCGTTGCCTTTCGCGCGGCCTGCCTCCATGCGCGGTTATGACGTAACGCCAGAAGGCATTGCGATCATTCCCGTTCTTGGCACGCTGGTACGTCGCACAGTCGGGCTTGAAGCGCAAAGTGGCCTGACGAGCTACACGACCATCGGCCAGCAGTTGGCCGAAGCCGTTGCCAATCCCAATATCAAAGCGATCCTTTTGGATATCGACAGCCCCGGCGGCGAAGCTGGCGGCGCGTTCGATCTGGCAGACCAGATTTATGCGGCGCGTAAGGCAAAGCCCGTCTGGGCCGTTGCCAACGAAGAAGCTTTTTCAGCCGCCTATGCCATCGCCGCAGCGGCCAGCAAAATCTATGTCTCTCGAACCGGAGGCGTTGGCTCCATCGGCGTCATCGCCGTTCATCTCGATCAAAGCCAAGCGGAAGCGGATGCGGGACTTAAATACACGGCGATCTATGCAGGCGCGCACAAAAACGATCTATCGCCGCATGAGCCTTTATCCGATCCAGCCCGCGCCACGCTGCAAAGGGAAGTCGATCGCGTTTACGAGTTGTTCATCTCCACGGTGTCGCGCGCGCGTGGGGTAGCGCCTGACGCCATCAAATCGACCGACGCCGGATTGTTCTTCGGCGCCGATGCCGTCTCCGCAGGTTTAGCCGACAAACTCGGAACATTCGACGATGCCTATGCCGACCTTCGTTCTCGCCTGACGCAGCAGCGTCCGGCGCTCTCTCCAATCCGTAACATCAAAAGGAAGGATAAAACTATGACTGATCCCGTTCAATCGTCCGCCGACACGCAAAGCGTTGACGCTAGCCTTGTCGATCAGGCTCCCGATGTCGAAGCGATCGCTGCGCAAGCGAAGGCCGAGGCTCAAAAGGAAGCCTTGGCTTATGTCTCGGAGGTCACCCAGCTTTGCCAGATCGCGGGCATGCCGGACAAGGCCGCAGACTTCATCGCCAAAGCGATGCCTGCCGCAGAGGTGCGCAGCGCCTTGCTGACGGCCAAAGCCGTCGCGGACGAAGCGACCGCCATCGCAAGCCAGATCCCAACCGCCAATTCCACAACAGCAGCTGAAAACAAGATCGACGCGGCGGCGATCTATGCCTGCCGCAATGCACAAAAGGAGGACTAACCCATGACTGTTCTTACAGAAGGTCAACACAAAGCCGAGTTTCTCGTATCCGAAGCCAACGGCAGCTTATCCCGCGAAGTCATCAAGGTTCTTGCCGGACAAGTCCTGCAAGCTGGCCATGTTCTCGGCAAAGTAGGCATCGGCACAGCGACCGGCACCGCCGTTTCCGGCAATATCGGCAACGGCACGATTAGCGATGTATCCGCTGGAACCGGCGTTAAAGCCGGAACCTATGGCGTTACCTGCATTGAGCCAGCCGCAAACGGCGGGACATTCGCCATCGAAGAACCGGGCGGCGTCATTATCGGCAGCGCCGTCGTCGGCACACCCTATGTCGGTCAGGTGAACTTCACGCTGAACGACGGCACGACCGACTTTGCGGCTGGCGACCGGTTTACGATCGCCGTCAGCGGCGGTTCGGGGAAATACAAGGAATATAACCCCGCTAACACCGATGGGTCGCAAACCGCCGTGGCCGTTCTTCTCGATCACACGGATGCCACGGCTGCGGATCAAAATGCCGTTGCGGTCGTGCGTCAGGCCGAGGTGAACGCCGCCGAACTCTTCTGGTTCACGGGCGCGACGGATGCCCAGAAAAAGACCGGCGCCGCGCAACTCAAATCTCAAATCATCATTGGCCGATAAGGAGGGAACCCATGCCTACGCTCGATATTTTCAACAACGACGCCTTTTCCGTGGTGTCGTTGACCGACGCCATCAACAAACTGCCCTATGTGCCGGGTCAAGCCGGTCGCTTGGGGTTGTTTGAAGAAACAGGCGTCAGCACCACGACCGTTATGCTGGAGGAGATCGACGGTTCTCTTAGCCTGATCCCCACCACGCCGCGTGGCGCACCCGCCGTCCAGAACAAGGTCAACAAGCGCAAGGCGCGGTCTTTGGCCGTTCCGCATTTGACGCTGGAAGACACCATTCTGGCCGACGAGGTTCAGAACCGGAACAGCTTCGGCCAACCGGACGCTCTCGCCTCGGTGCAGACGGTCGTTTCGAACCGCATGCGCGACATGACCAAATGGCACGACATCACGCTGGAGCATCTTCGCATCGGCGCGATCAAAGGCCAAATCCTTGATGCAGACGGATCGACGGTTCTTTACGATCTGTTCTCTGAGTTCGGGGTCAGTCAGCAATCGGAAATCGACTTCGACCTCGATAACGCCAGCCCAGCATCGGGCGCAGTGAAGAAGAAGTGTCATGATATCACCCGCAAGATCGCGGATGAATTGGGTGGCGCGTCGTTCAACTATATCCACGCCTTTTGCTCGGCATCGTTCTTCGACGATCTGACGACACACCCCGAAGTCGTGGAATCCTATCGTCGTTATCAGGAAAGCAGTTTCCTGCGGACAGGACAGGCTCGCAAGGCTGTGGAATATGCTGGCATCGTGTTCGAGGAATACTATGGCGGCAACTCCGGCGGCAATTTCATCCCCACCGACAAGGCGCACTTCTTTCCTGTCGGCGTGCCGGGACTGTTCCGCCAGTACAACGCGCCTGCCGATTTTGTTGAAACCGTCAACAGCCTCGGCTTGCCGCGTTACGCCAAGCAAGCCGTGGATCAGGAGTTCGGTCGTTGGGTCAAACTGCACACGCAGTCGAACCCTCTGCCGATTTGCACGCGTCCGCGCGTCCTGCTCAAGGCGAAGAGGACGTAATGTCCTTCGCCTCTATGATCGCGGCGTTGTTCGCGGATCCCGTTCTATCCAAACCAGCTGTTTATCAGCCAGTAACGGGATCCGCGCTCACGCTGAGCGTCATGGCGAAGCAGCCGGACGCTTTAACCGGCTTTGGCGAAGCGCGCATTCATACGGAAACGGCACTGTTCGATGTGCAAACGGCGGATGTCGCTCAGCCGATGGTGGGGGATCGTCTGACGCTTGAAGGCGTTTCCTATATCGTTCAATCCGAACCAACCGCCGATCGTGACCGCCTGATCTGGACATTGAACACGAGACCGAAATGAGGCTTTTGGCCGCTTTACAGGGCGATCTGAAAAAGATCATGGCCGAGGAAGCGAAAGCGGCGGAAAGCGCGGTGACAAGCGGCGTCAGGCAAGCGACTGATAGCTTGAAGCTCGAACTGCGTGGGCAAGTGACCAGCGCTGGCCTTGGCCAGAAACTGGCCAACACATGGCGCGGACAGGTTTATCCCAAAGGAGGCCTGAGCCTAAACGCAGCAGGATTTGTGTGCAGCAAGGCGCCCCAGATCATAGGCGCTTTCGGTCAAGGCGTCGTGATCCGCTCCAGCAAGGGCTTTTATCTCGCCATTCCAACAGCTGCTGCCGGAAAATCCGCCATGGGCAAGAGGATCACGCCCGGACGATGGGAGCAAGCCAACGGCAAACGTCTGCGCTGCGTCTTTCGTCGAAACGGGCCGTCGTTGCTGGTGGCGGACGACATGCGCGCGCGAACGGGGAAGCGCGGCGGTTTCTCGGCTGCAAGCGCCTCGGCACTACGAAC